ACGCCGGCAAGCAAGGCCCGAACGTTGAGGCCGCGGACCTGGCGACCCGCGTGCTGCTGATCGGGCAAAATTACCCGCTCGATCATCCGACTTCGGTTTTTGCCGCCGGCCGCCAAGGGCCAAATGTCGCGGCGCCGCCGCAGATCGGTACATTGATTGTCGGGCAGTATCTGCCGCTCGACCATCCGACGTCGCAATTTCAGACCGGCGTGCAAGGGCCGAACGTCACCGGTGCCGTCACCAACACCATCCTGGTGTTCCAGGAGCTGCCGGACTATCCGCGGCATCCGCGCTCGTTCTTCTATCCCGGCCGGCAAGGGCCGAACGTCGCCACAACGCCGCAGCTCAAAACATCGATCCTCGTCACGCGTGACGAAATTGATGTTGGGCGGCATCCGCTACCGTTCCTCTACCCTGGCCGCCAGGGGCCGAATGTCGGCGGGCCGGACGAGATCAACCGCGCGCTGATCGTCCTTCAACACTATCCGCTCGATCACCCGCGGTCGGTGTTCTCATGGGTCGCGCCGCGCCGCGATCCGCCGCAGGGCTGGATCGTCAAGACGCAAGAGACACCATTTCACCCCGGCTCGTTCTTGTTCGCCGGCCACTTCCCGGTCGCCTACGAGGAACGGCAGTTTTTCATCATCACCTGACAGGAGACGACCATGGACTTCATCATTGGCGGCGGCGCCGTCGTCGGCGCTTATCTGCTTTACATCGCCGCCACCAAAGGCGCACCGGCCGCTTACGCTGTCGTCAAAGGCTGGTGGACCGCAGGCAAGGCCGACCTCGCCGCGCTCAAGTCTGACGTGGAGAACCTCAAGGCCACCGTCGCCAACATCAAGACCAAGGTTGGAATGTGAGCGCATGGCCGCACGACGACACCACGTCACTGATTGGCTTCTATGGTGATCCTCGTCGCGCAGGATTTACCCGCAATCTCGTGCTCGTCGTGCCACCTTGGCAGATGACCTATGACGGCCGGCCGATTCGGGGTGTCCAGATACATCGCAAATGCGCCGAAAGCCTCAAAGCGGTGTTCGATGACATCGCCCAACAGATAGGCCACGATTGGTCAAGGCTACCGGCCGGCGCAGTACGTTTCAGCGGTTCCTATAATTTCCGTCCGATCCGTGGCAGCTCACGCATGTCATGCCACGCCTTCGGCGCGGCGATTGACCTTGACGCTCCTGAAAATGGAATGAACACGCGCGGCGACAAAGGCACCATGTCGCCAATCGTTATCGCGGCATTCAAACGTCAGGGCTGGTATTGGGGCGGCGATTTTCGAGGGCGCCAGGACCCGATGCACTTTCAGGCTGCGAACGAGGCGTCGCGCGTTGCCGAACTGGCCGCCGATCTTAATCCGGTGTCGAGTGCGCAGGCCGCCGAGATGCCGCCGGTTGTCGATGGACACTCGGAGGCCGAAGAAGCTGAGTTGCCGCAGAGCGGCATCGAGGAACTGCCAGAGCACGATGCTCCGATCGGCGTATTCAGATCGCCGATCGCTTGGCTCACAGGTGGGCTTGGCACGACCTCGGCGGCATCGGCCGTCAGTACGGACCCCGCGCTCGGCCCATTGCTTGAGCGCATCGCCGGGCAGCCGGCGTTTTGGATTGCGCTCGCCGCCATCCTGGCGGCCGGCGCCGTCGCCTATCTGCATTGGCGCAACTCGAGCAAAGCGCGGAGCTGGTGATGGTGAGCGTGTTTGACGTGCTGCGAGAGCTTGCCAGGTTGAGCGAGTGGACCGGACTATCGGCCGGTATGATCGCCGGCTGCGCCGCGCTCGCCTGGTTCATTCCGACGCTGCGCACCCTTGCGATCGCAACGGCGATTACTGTCGCGGCCGCTTACGGCGGGACGCTCTACGGCAATTATGTCGGCCGCGCCGATGTCACGCGTGAGTGGGACAAGGCCAATGCGGCTGCTGCGGCGATCGCCAAGGCGCACGACCAGGCCATCGCCGCCTCGATCCACGCGCAATACATGCCGCAGCTCGCCGCGCTGCAGAAGCAATCCGACCAATATCAGCAACAGGTCAAAGAGTATGAGCGCACCATCCTCGGGCAAAAGAGCAAGGCTGCCGCTTCTTGTCTGCTTGGCGCTTCCGCTTTGCGCCTGCGCGGACATAAATAAGCCCGGCGCGACCACGCCGCTCGATCGCGCTATCCCGACGCAGACCTGCGAAGCGATCCTGACGCCGGTCAAGCTGCCGATCATCACCAAAGCAACCGACGCCCGCATTGCCTTCGTCAAGGACGATGCGGCGCTGCTGACCGCCAACGGCCGGATCACCGCCGGTCGCAACTGCATCGCCAACGTGCGGACGCACTACGCCACCGGAAAATAAGCACCATGACCAATGCGCAACTGCGCCGCTGGATCATCCTGGCGGCCGCGGCACTCTTTGCACTCATGCTCGGTGCGGTGTTTGCGCACGCGCACATGCACGATCGCCCCGACCTCAACGATTTCTTTGCGCACTTGCACGATCAAAGCGGCGGCCTGTGCTGCGACTACACCGAAGGCACCACCGTTGACGACCCGGATTGGCGCACCACCGAGATAGACAAGTGCCAGCCGTCGCGCGTCTACGACGCCGAGAAAAATCCAGGCTTTCACGTCTGCGTGCATCTATTCGGCGTGTGGTGGAAGGTTCCCGATCGGGCGATCGTCAAAGAGCCAAATCGCTACGGGCCGGCGGTGGTGTGGCCGGTCTGGGGTGGCGACGGCGACAATCCGCATCAAACCGTTTGGTTTCGCTGCTTCATGTTGGGAGCGGAAGGCTAGAGCATGACCACTTCCGTCCGCCTTGAAGAGTTCGACGTATGGCGGCCAGGCTACGGCTTCGCCAGCGTCGCAGTCCTGATCGGCGGCACCACGCAGCTTGCCTCGATCTTCCTCGATGAAGCCCTGACGCAAGCTGCCGCCAATCCGCAGACGCTCATCCAGCAGACCACGAACGGCATTTCCTACGGCAAGTGGCCGCAACCGCTTTACACCGGCCAGCCCTACGAGCTTTCCATCAACTCGGTCGATCGCACCGGCGTCGTGCAGCCGCCGATCGCCACGCTCGAAGGCCAGGACGCCTCGGAAGCGACCGTGATCCCGACCGGCGCAACGGTCGCCGGCAATCTCGATGATATTTGTGCGCGCCGGATCGACGTGCGCGACTATGGCACTTTCACCGCGGCAAACCTGCCGAACGCGTCTGCCGCGACTAATACCAACACGCTGGTCGCCGCGATCGGCGTTGCTGCTGCCGCCGGCGGCGGCTATGTCGAGATACCAGGCGGGACTTACGCCTTCACCAACTTGAGCATCCCGCAAGGCGTCAAGCTCCGCGGCATCGCCCGCGGCGCCACCGTGCTGCAAAGCACGCAAGCCAATGCCGTCGTCACGCTGACCGGCCAGGACGCCGGCTTTGAGACGCTGACGCTCGATGGCGTCAATCAAACCTCCGGCTCAATCGGAGTCTTCGCCGCCAATATCGACTTCATTCACATGCACGACGTTATGGTGCAGCGCTTCTCGATCGGCTTTCAGCGCTTCGGCGGCACCGGCTCGCACTTCGTGGACCTGTTCATTTCCGATTGCTCGACCGCGGGCTATCAGGCGCACGGCTTCTCCGACAACGGCGCCGGCGGCGCCATCACCAACGAACGGTGGGACGGCGGCAAGGTCGAACTGTGCGCCGGCATCGGCATCGATCTGCAATACGTCGATGCGGTGATCTCCGGCCTGATCTTCTCCGGTATCGGCTTTGACACCAACACCGGGACCGGCGCCCAGGCGCTCGGCGGCCAGCAGATCAAATTCGACGAGAATTGTTGGTGGGCCGGCAACACCGTCGATCTCCTGATCGACGACGCCACCGGCAACACCACCGAAGGCGTGGAAATTCAGGATTGCTCCTTTGCCGCCGCGATCGCGGCTATCCCGGCGTCGGGCTCGACCGCGGCCTCGCCGGCGACGCAAGGAACGATCACGCTTTCCAACACGCTCGCCGGCGTTGCCTTCCGGCGCTGCGACTTGTCCGACACCGCTATCAACATCAACACGCCCTCGAACAATGTGCTGGTCGAGGATTGCGACGAGATGTGGAACATCTCGCTCGGCGGTTCTACGCCGACCGCCTGGTTCCGCCGCAAGAGCTTCCTGCGCGGCGCAACCGCGGGACTGACCACCGGCAATTCGGCGACGACCGCATGGGCCTACACGCTCGATCCAGGCCAACGCGCCTACCTTGAGGCCAAGGTGGTCGCGCGATCGCGCAACACCGCCGACGACGGCTTTTGGCACTTCACCGTGTCGGTGCATCGGCCCGGCTCGATCCTCAGTTATACAGTTGAAACCAACCCGTTCACCGCCGGCAATGTGCTCACCGGACAATCATCCGGCGCGACCGCGCGCATCACCGGCGTCACCACGTCGGGGCAGAACGGCACCCTGACGCTGCAAGACATCGACGGCACGTTTGTTTCCGGCGAGATCATCACCGACACCGGCAACGGCTCGGCGCACGCCTCGGGCACGCCGGCGCCGCAAAATGCCGCGCTGGTCGGCTCGGTCACGACTATTCGCAGCGCGCAAATCACCGACAATAATTGGGCGGCGACCTTCGCCGTTACCGGCTATCAGGTCGTGCTCAATGTCACCGGCGACACGAATTACAACGTCGAGTGGCAGGTCGATGTTGACATGGTGCCGCTCGGCTAACCATGGCGAAGCAACCCTATGGCGGGGCGGAAGATTGGCTTGATCTTCCGCTCAATCAACCGCTGTTCGCCAATCTCGACCAGGACGCTGTTGTTGGGCACCAGACCGCGATCGAGAACGGATTTATCAACGAGCTTGGCGGGCACACGCGCTTTCCCGGCTTAGAGACATTCTGCGAGCTTGACGACGACGGCCGGGTGTATCTGTCCGACTTCGACGGCGATCTCTTGGCCGGAACATCGCAGGGCAAGGTCTATCGCGTCGCGCAGAACGCTGCGGTGACGAATGTAACCGGCACGCCGGTTCCTGGCGGCCGCCGCATGATCTTCGCCAAGGACAATCAGGAAGCCTTCATGGCGGCCGGCGGGCAGATCGTCCGGCTGCGCTCGCCGAAAACCGAAGTGCTATCGAAAAACGCGCCGCTCTCGACGCATATCGGCGTCATCAACGGCTACGTCGTCGCCGTCGCCATCAATTCGCAGCTTTGGTACTACTCCAATCCCGGCTACCCCGATCAATGGCCGCCGCTCAATACCGGCTCGGCCGATTCCAGCCCCGACAACGCCTCCGCGTTCATGATCACCGATCTCGGCGACCTGATGTTCGGCGGCATTTCCGCGATCGAGCAATGGGAGCGGGTGCCGTCCGGCAACACACCATTCTATCGGCGCTGGTCGATGGGCGACGGCATGAAGGTGCCCTATGCCATGCTGTTCGCCGATAGCTCGACATGGACGATCAACCGCCGCAACCAGTTTGTGCGCATCCAGGGGCAGATCGGTCGCTCCGAATCGAACGACATACAGTTGATCCTCGACACGATCGACAACTGGACCGACACCTGGATCGGCGGATTTCCAAATAATCCGTGTCATGTGATCGGCCAGCAGTTCTTCATCATCCAGATGCCATATGCGACCAATCCCTACGGCACCAAGGGCATGACGCTGCTCTACGACTATCGCGGCAAGCGCTGGTCGATGCTGTACGGATGGGATCAAAAGGCCGGCGCCCCAACGCGCTGGCCCGGCTGGTCGCACTGGCGGCTCTGGGATCAGGTTTTTGTCGGCGGCGAAGGCAAAATCTATCGGTTGACGACCGACACCTATAGCAACGACGGCGCGCTGCAGCGCTGGCTCACGCGCACGTCGCACATCGCCGAAGGCAACCAGGTACAGATCAAGGACTTCCGGCTGCAGTTAAAGCGCGGCGCCGGCGGCTCGGGCGCGGTCGGAACGTCCCCGCCGGCGGCGAACATTCGCGTTCGCGCTTCTCGTGACGGCCGACCCTTCGGCCCTTGGATACAGCGTGATCTCGGCGTCGCCGGCGATCGCATCCAGTTCAAGAATTACGGATCGTTCGGCACCGGCACGACCTTCATGTTCGAGATCATGTGCGCCGACGACACGCCGCTCAATCTCGTCAAGGCGCAAATCAAAGCCGTGAAGATCGGACACTGAATGTCATCGACCGACACGTCAACGAGCGCCAACGCAAACTCGCAAGCCACCATCGTTCCGCAGCCGCCGACGCTCACCGGCGATGCGCAATCGGACATGATGGGGGTTATTGATTGGATGTGGGACCTGTACGCGATGATGGCGGTCCAGCAAGGCCCGCTCAATCCGAACACACAGACCACGCCGCAGCCGTGGGACCCGAACAACCTGCCGCAGCCGAGCAACACGACGCTCGCCACCGCGCAGCAGACTGCAAATCTCGCGTGGAAATTTGCCACCCTCATTAACAACACGCTCGCCAACCCGGTGACGCCACCGACCCCGGATTAAAAGCTCATGGTCTACAATCCCAACCCTGGCGGCCTGAATATCCAGAGCGGCAACGACAACCAGATCGAGGCTCCTGGATTTGTCGGCGGCCAAGCTGGTGCGACGCTGGCGCAAGCCGCCAAGGCGCCGAATGTCGCGCCGGTGCCTGGGCCGAGCTTGACCGCACCGGCAGCGCCAGCTCCTGCGCCAGCGCCGACTCCCGCACCAGCGCCGGCGCCGACTCTTAGCACGCCCGCACCCGCTCCTGCGCCGGTGGCGCCAGTGCAGCCATCGCCGTGGTCGCTATTCCTCGATCAGCTCAACGAGGGCCAGCAAACCACCGGCACAATCACCGCCGGCGGCATCGTGCAGCAAAACCAAAATCAGCCGGCGCTCGGCAATAACGGTGGCATCGGCGGCGGCGTCGGCGTCGGCGCAAACCCGATCACCGGCAACGGCACGACCAGCATCCCCTACGGCACAAACACCAACAACGGTGCGACCGGCGGCGGCGTCGGCGTCGGCGCAAACCCGATCACCGGCAACGGCACCAACAACAACACCGGATCGTGGAACAATCTCGGCGGACAACTGCCACAAGCGGCAGCGACACAGCCGCAGCGCTCGACGACGCAGTTGGGCAATACCAACGTCGATTTTTTTGGGCCGGTGCAGACCGGCGGCCTCAATGCAATCTTCCAACCCGGCTAACCCCACGAGGTAACGCGTATGTTTCCAACACAGCCGCAACGGCCAGGCCCTCCGGCGCCGGCGCCGTCCATGGCCGGCCCGCGACCGCAGCAGCCGCAAGCACCTGGTGGCGCACCTGGTGCTCCCGGCGGCCATCCTGGTATCCCGCCGCAGTTTCAGCGCTTCATCGATCCGCGAAACCCGATGCAGGCGCAGCTCATCCAGCGCTTCGATAAGTTGAACCCGCAGGCCGTGCAAATCCTTCGCCGCGTGTTCCAGGTCGTGCCGCAGGCCGCGCTGATCTTCAAACAAATCCTGCCGGAGATCGGGTTTTTGTTCGACATGCTGGCGCGCGGCGGGCAGCAGCAACAGCCGCAAGGCGGCGCGCCTGGCGGCCAACCGCAGCCGCAACCGCAACGGCCGCCGCAACCGGGCGGACAGCAACCGCAACCTTCGCAAGCGCAGGGTGGCGGACCTGGTGGACCGCCGCCTGGTGCCGGGCCTGCCGACAATGCGCCCGACGAGGACGAAGAACAGGGAAGCGGCGGCCCGCCGCGGCCAGGCACCCGCCTTGCCGGAATGTAAGCGCGTCGAGCGACTGGCTCCGTTTATCGTCTACACCGCGGGCAGATCACGCACAGCGTGGCTTGCTTCGTTTCTGACCTATCGCAAATGCCGATGTCACTTCGAGACGCTGACGACGCGCCCGAGCTTCGAGCACGCAATCGAATTGCTCAAACCTGGCATCGGCAGCGCCGAAACCGGCGCTGCACCCTTCTGGCAGGCGTTCGAGATCGTGCCTGGGCTAAAGCGCGTGGTCGTCAAGCGCCCGGCCGACGAAATCCTGAAAAGTCTGGAGGCGGCGATCGATGGCCGCCTCGCAATCGATTGGTTCAAGCTCAAGCACATCGTCGCGGATTTGTGCGCAACGCTCGACGAAATCTCCGCGGCGCCGGGCACGCTGACCGTGACCTTCGCCGATCTTGCCCGCGAGGACACCTGCGCCGCGGTGTTCGAGCACTGTCTGCCCTATTCGTTCGACCGCAAGTGGTGGCGCGTCACGCGTGACAAGAACATTCAAGCCGATGCGGCCGAGTTTCTGCTGCGCCATCGTCCAGCCCTAACAGTTCCGGTGTAACCCCATGCCGATTTTTGCCACGGCCGCCGTGATCGGCGGTGCCAACCTGATCGGCACCCTGA